CGCGGCCCTTCGACCTTGAGTTCAAAGCCGCCCTTGATACTGTCGGCAGCCAGCGTATCGACAACCCCTTGGGCGCGGGTATCCTCTTCATACATGCGCCGGCAGTCATCGATCATCGCACGCCGGCCGGCCTCAGTGCTAAAGGTGCGCAGCAGTGCTGCTGGGCGCGGCGGCGGCGCGGCGGTCGTCGCCGGCTGTTGCTGCTGTTCTCTTGGTCGAAAGAGCGCCTGAAAACGCTCAATAAGGCCCAGTCGTTGAATCACGAATACCCCAAAAAAAGAAAAGCGCCACTACAATGATCGCAGTGGCGCCCTATCACGAGCCAACCAAATTATCAAATTATAAACTCCGGCAAGCGGAACCGCCCTCCAATGCTAGCGTGTGACCTCTGGCCGCAACTGCTCCCTGAGTGTAGCTAGTCGTGTACGCAGTGCTGCGTCTGCCGGATTGCGCCTGATGGCCGCTTCCACCTGCTGAATCTCCTGTCCAATCTTCACTGCCAGCGGCGTGAAGACGGCAACGATGTACCAGCGCAGGCAGTATGGACAGCGGAAGCGGCGCTCCTTGCCGCCTCCACGCAAGGGCCGGTCGTCAAAGGCCGGCGTAAATGAAGCACGGCAACTATCACAGGTGACATTCATGAACGATGCTGTGCCTCCGTCAGTTCCTTCTTGCGCGCCGGCAGCAGCGTGCCGGTCGTCTTGACCTCGCGTAAAACATCGCCGCCCCGGCCACCATGCAAGACGATCTGCCAATTGTCGCCGCTGGCGCGCAGGCCGGGCAATAGTTTAGCGAGCCACTCCAGCACCAGTTTGGTTTCTGTATCCATCATACCACTATCCGAAAATCTTTTCAATAGCCGCCCGGCTGACGATTTGGCTGGCGGTTGCCGGTTCGTTCCCTTTGCCATCCACATACATTACAGCGTAGCGCATCGCGTCCATGCCGTGATTGTCCAGGTCTACCGGCAATTCCTTTACCGGCTTGCCGTCGCCGGCGAGGGGATAGATGTAGCCGGGGAATTCCTCCGCTGTGGAAACCGGCTTGTAGTTGGCTTTTAGCTCTTCGTCTCTCTCGTAAAGCGCATCCTCTACGAGGTAGAGGCGGGGCTTGCCGTCGCCTGCCGTCTTAAGCCGCTCTTCAACCTTCTCGATCCCCACCTTGATGCGCTTATCGGCGGCAATAGTCTCAATGCCATTCTCGCTCAGCGTAGCTCGATCTTCTGCGTCGTGGTCGGCTACCGTGGCTTCGATGGATTCGCCCAGCGATAATTTTTTAATCAGTTCGGCATGTACCTTGACCGTACGCTTGGTCATGTATAGCTCGCGGTAAAGATGCATCCTGCCGTCGGGATCGATGGCCCACCATTGACAGACGAATGGGTTGGTGTAGCCAAAATCGATGGCCCGGAGCCGCCGCCACGCGGGCGGGACAACAAAGGGCGCCTTGTCATGGGCGACCGGATCGTACTCGTATACCTGACCCTCTGCGGCGACCCAGAGACCTTTTCGCCCGCGCTTGTAGCGCAGGCCGGTCAGGCCGTCAAGGATCGCTATCGTCTGCTCGCCCTGTGCCGTCCACCGGCATTGCTCGGCGTCGTAGAGCCGTGGGTTGTCCTCATGCCTGGACTCCAATACCCTGAGTTGCGCCCGCTGCTTGATCCAGTGGGTGGGGGCGTCCGGGTTACAGTCGCCAAACACTTGGGTGTAGGGCGCATTGCCAGCGCGCCCCGTCGCGCGGCCCACTAATTTTTCCCAATCATCCAGGCGCAACTCCTCAGCCTGGTTGATATAGATAAAGTCATACTCGGCTGACAAAAACTTGTCCGGGCTGTCCATGCCGCCGACAATCAGACGGCTACCGTTGGGGTAGCGGTAAAACTCCGGCTTCTCGCCGCCAAACTTCCTGACTGGACAGCGCCGGTGACTAGGCGGCACAGGCAGTATCTTCTGCTCATACGTAACAACCGCGCTGTTGACGATACTCTTATATGTCTTGCGCACCATCAGCGCCCGGCTGCGCGGAAACACGCACAGGAGCGCGTGGAGCTTGCTAAGCGTGGCAAAGGTCTTGCCGGTCTCGTAGGGACCACTGAGCATTACTTCATGATGCTTGCTCTCCCACAGGTGCTGGGCGCCACCCCGGAACTGCGGCGCCTCGGCGGTCTCGGCGATAAAGGTCATGGCTTGAGCTTGGCGAGCAGGCCCGGCTGCACCATCATGATCGGGATGACGACCTCGCCGCCGGCCTCGTCTTTGTCAAAGACGCCGTGATGTTTACCTAGATGCACCAAGGCCGCCTGGGCATCGTAGAGTTCCAGCGCCAGCGTCGTCTCTTCTTCCACCGCATCCTTGCTCGTGCGCACGAGTTTACGCTGGGTAATCTTTTTGATAAGCCGCGTCTCCGACTTCAGATTGCCGTCGGCGCCTAGCAGCGCAATCCGAATGTCGCCATTCTCGTCCTGGTGCAGGAAGCGGCCGATGTCCGAGCGGGCGTGTTCAGCCAGGCGCATGAGCACCTCATCGGCCAGCATCGCCCGTTCATTCAGGCGCTCTTTGATAGCGGCCAAAATGTCAAGTTTTGTTAGGTTCTCAGCACCTATCGCGCGAGCGGTCTTTTCGGAGTATCCCGCCCGGCGCGCCGCTTCCGTTGCATTGAAGCAACTCAGATACTCATTGACGAATTGCTGCTGTTTCCCGGTCAGCATCGGTTTCCTTTTCCACCAAGCGCTCGCCGTCGGGTGCCACCTCAATTACCCAGCCCTGCGCGCCTAGCAGCCAGATCAGCCCATCTGCGCTATAGACCGCATCCACGCAAAATCTGGCGCCCCGACGCAAGGTGGCAACCATCTCCGCCTTCGATGAGGGGCTATTGCGCACGCAGACCGCGTCAACAACGACACGCACGGCATCGCTGGCGCGCAGGGTAGTACTGGGCACACAGCGATCACCGCGCATAATCTCCCATCAATAACGCAGGCAGCCAGCTTAAATCCAATCCCAGCGCCATGGCCACCAGCAACACAATGGCCACGCCGATGATCAGCACCATCCGCCCGGTATTATCCAAACTATTCCAGGCATCCTTCAGAAGTTGCATCGATTCCCACCTTCGGCGCGCCCAAGCGGCGCCGGTCATTCGTCTGGCCTTATGACCAGATAGGTACGACTATACAATATCTCGAATAACAGACTAAACACGGCCCACAGCGCTATCGATAACCTGACAACAAATGCTGTAGTCGCAGTGCGCCATATCGGATCCGGGCCAGATCCTACAATTAGCAGCGCTAATGCTACCGCTAGTGCAACATTAGCCGGAATACCGACGAGATAAAAAATATTGCCGAATCGCCGGTAGTCTGCCAGATAGCGCACTGTTTTTAGAGCGGCTGCGACAAAAGCCAAAAAATAACAGCCGGCTATCAAATAATAGAGCATGTCTCAACCTGCACGCTGTAACCATGTCAACACCAAGAACGCAACAACAAGGCAAAGCGAGCCGATAATTATCAAAAAGATAGCCGCCGCACGGGAGAGAAAAATCGTGTTGCGACTGCCCTCTAGCGTTCCGATTTTGCCCTCATTAATTACGATCCTGCGCTCCGTGGCCATCTTCCAGTCCTCATTTGCCTTGATATAGGCAGCAAGTTGATCCGGCATCCCCACAATGCGGTAAGACGGATCTCCGTCCATTAACGCCACGACTCTGGCCAATGTGCGTTGCGTTTGGTTCGATGCCACCTCTAGGCGGTCTAGTCGCTCATCGATCGTTTGATTGCTAACTCCGGTTGGCACTTTTTTTTTTACCTCAGCCAGATAAATATAGGTTCTATTACTGCCCGGTCTCGCTGCGTAATAGGCTGTAGGTATGTCACCGGAGCTTGCTAGTGATCTGGCGAATAGCGCGCCAGTCTGAAAAGACAATCTATCGGGCACATCAACGACGGTTGCTATTACCGCCGCCTCTGTTTCATTCTGAATTTGCTCCGCCGTGGGGTAGCTGTCGCACGTGTTGAGCACTACCAGAGCGAAGCGACCGCGCACAATCGGCGCTAGCGCCTCGGCTAATAATGGTCCATCTGACAAAAGCAAGCCCGCACTAGTCGCGTGACCGCAAAACCACATCACGTCGTATTCATCCGTACCAATGTCGGCTAAGACATCGGCTTGGCGCACATCTCCCAACCGAGGCGTGACCGATAGACCGCTACGCAGGATAGCCTGCACCTCTGCGTCTGCATAGAGCAGGTCTGTGCGCGGTGCAACTAAATACACATTCACGCTGATTCACCGATGATCCTGCGCAGAACCATTTTGCCCGTCCTTCCCTATTCTAGCACGCCTTACCTCATTCAGTGTAACACGCAAGTCAGCTTTTATTACTGTAAGAAACGCGGGTGTCGAATGGTGTATTTTCGCAGCCATCGGCGCGCCGGATCGGACGGCGCGTTACAACTCGACGCCGATGAAAGACACGTCCGGCGCCGGTCGAATGCTGTAGTAAAGATAGACCGCGTGCGCCCGGTTCACTGCCCCCAGTGCGCAGAAGATGTTTTGCACGTGCCAATTGACGGTGCGCGGGCTGATAGAGAGCCTAGTCGCAATCTGCTCATCGGTCAATCCGTGCGCCACCAGGTGCAGGACTTCCGCTTCGCGCCGGGTCAGCCGAACCCGTTCATTTTGTGTCATATAGAATAGTTATCGCTCCAAGACGCGCATTCCTTCGCGCCGGCAACAAAAACACAGGGCGCCTGGTAACCAGGCGCCCTGTGGCAATCACTTCACCTCGTACACTTTGGGGATATATCTCTCATGCCGCAGGCCGCGCTGGTGGGCGCGCACCCAGGTCAACCCGCCGACCTCCAGCCGGCGAAAGTGCCCGCGGACATCGAAGCGAAATGACACGTGACGACCAGGCACGGCGCCCTCCTCGCTGCTCTCATAACGCACGCCTCGAAGCCTGACGGTGTAGTAGGGCGTCAGTTCCCGCTTGCCCTTCGCTGCCCGCTTCCGGTTGATTTTTTCATCAACAGCCTGGCGTTCCAGCGTGATATTTTCACAGTTGATGTAGGCCACCATCGCACAAGCCAAGAGTCGGATAACCTCTTTGTTGCGGATTTTAATTTCGGCGGGCGTCGGGGTGTCGGCGAATAGCAAGAAATCACTATCGTCATCCTCCATTGCTGTCGGTGCGATGCGCAGCGGTGTCACGCTCTCATTCTCCCATTGCGCCCTGTTGATAGCCGTCGACTCGAACCATACGGAGGCGTTGTTGATGCCGCTTTCCGTTTGACTGACAACCAGTGCCAGGATGTGGTCGGACTCCTGTTTTTCCTGCGCCAAGATATCGGTTTCCGGTATCGGCTCGCTGAATTGAAACAGGACCGATGGGAATGGCAGTCTGAAATCCAATTGTTCGGCAAACCGGCGGATGGCCGGCACCAGGGCTAGTGCCTGCTCGCTGTCGAAAAGGATGACCTGTGCCGGTTCCAGTATCCGCAATGTCGCAATGGTGTCGGTATGGTCGTTGACCTTGATACTCAGGTGGCCGGCTATCTCAGACTGAATCATGCGCTCGTACTCGCGTAGAACAGCGAGAACATCTTGCTTGATAATACGGTGGTTCACGATCCCTCCTCTTCGGTCAGATCTGCGGCTGCGATCTCCTGTCCGCTGCGGAACTTCTCAAAAAGCGATGTCCAGCCGCTTTCGATTTCCCATTGCCGGCGGCGCAGATAATTCACGATTTTAGCGGCGCCGGCCGCGTCTACAGTCACCATGTCCCAGCACCAGTTACCGGCCCATCTCGTATAGCTGTCTATGCGGACTGTGATGTGTCCCAGCCGCAGGAAGCGCAGATTGTGGCTATTCTTGGCGCGGATGACATAGCAACGTAGCTTCCTGCCGCTCAATTGCATCACCTCCGATCCGATATCGACACACTCCGTATAACCCAGGGGAAGCCCGTTATCGGGATTGTTGACAAGAAGCAAGACCTGGATCCGTGCGCTCATTGCCTGTTTCATAGTTTCACCCCTCTCCTTTCATCCTATCCGCTTGGGGGATAGTGACTCGATTAGGTGCTGCAATTCGCCCCGCATGAGCCTCAGATATCGTTCCGCCGGCAGGATCTCCGTGAATTTACCCGTGAGTGTACTGTAGACGGGCAAGTCATCAAGCACAACATTGATGGTATTAAGGAGGCTCTTGGC